GTTGTAGTTGTTTGTGGCTTGCTTCAATTTTGCAGATGTGGTAGAGGTGTTGATGCCTGCCTGAGTTTCGGCCACAGCGGTGTTTGTTATCGCTTTAGTCAGCCTTTCGTAACTATCAACATTATCAAGCAAAATCATTCCTGCAGTGATATTTTCAATGCCGAATACTTTTTGCATGTAAGCATCACGTTGTAATGCTGTTGATTTTTTCTCTAGTTTTGAATTAATTTCAATTATCGCGTCGCGCATGTTGAAAATACCGCTGGTATACCCTACTCCTGCTTCTTTCATTTTTAACAGTGCCCCACGCAATTTGGTACCGGCTTCCTCACTTAACAGTTGCTTTGACGCTAAAACTTCCAATGCCGCAACGGTTTGTTCTAAGGACATGTTTGAGTTGGCTGCTACGGTTCCAACATTTTTCATTGAGTCTGATAGGTCTGAAATTTCCGCACTTCCTTCCAGTGCTCCGGCACCTAAAACATTAATGATCCTATTTGATTGGTCTGCCCCAAGATTAAACTGGTTCATCGATGCTGTTACGGCTTCAAAGGCAGGAACAACCTCCATTTTACCAGCTGCAGCAAGTGTCAGAGCCTGCTCAGTCACAAGCGACAATGCTTCTTTATTTTTTAGCAGGTCAGGGCGTTTGCTGCCGATCACAACATAACCATCCACTATTTCCTTACTGGAGGCCGTAATTCTTACGCCTGCCTCTGTTGTGCTAGTAGATAACTTTTTAGCTTGCGCAGTTAGCCAGGTAATGTCGTCATCATCAAGTCCGGTAATTGCTTTTAAATTAGCCTGGCTATCTTGCAACGCCATGCGGAGTTCCATGAATTTTTTAAGTTGCATATAAACACCGCTCAATGCAGCAATGCCGGCTACAGCACCCATTATCATTTGCCGGAATCCGCCTGAGAACTTTTCCATTCCGGTTGCACCGACACGTGATTCATTGTTTACAGCAACCATTTCTGATTTAACTGCTTTCAACTTCAGCTGAAGTTCATCCCATTCCTTTGACCCTCTTACAATAGCATCAGATCGCAGTTGTTTGTCAAGTTCTTTTTTCGCTTTAGTCAGATCCTTTAAAGATGATCCGGAAAGATTGTCCAACACTTTTTTGACATCAAACGCCTCTTTAGACAATTGAGCCATCTGTTTATTAGTATCGTTTAGCTCTTTAGTCAGTTTATTAAATGCTTTCCCATCACCGGCTTTGTTAGCTTCCACCAATTTCTGCCTAAGAGTTTCTGCCCTTTGTGCAAGTACGGATAATTCCTTTTTGGGCTGTTCACCATTCAGGAGAACTGTGCTAGTTGCCTTTTCGTTTGACATAACTTTCTTATTATAATTGCAAAAGAAAGCAATGCCTTTTAGCATAAAAAAGACAAAAAAATCCCTACTTTCACAAGCAAGGATCCAAACACATTATAAGAAGGGGATCTTATAGTTTATAATTTGCCGTTAATACCTCTATTTTCCGTTTCTGGTATCCCGCTTTAGCATTTACAGACACTTTTTGATCAACAGACCATGTACTCCACTTATTTTCCTTTGTATATTTATTAAGGATCTCGCTCGGGTAAGAAGACAATAAGAACTTACCTTTAATTTCTGACAAAAGTTTTAAAAGAGCCTCGAAATCTTCAATACTATATCCGTCATAATGTCCCATGTCTGAATTATAATAGGGAGGGTCAACATAGAAAAATGAGTTTTCACGGTCTCGGCTACGGATTACATATAATGCATCAGCACACTCAACTTGTACATCCTGTAACTTGATAGCAAGGTCAAGTGTAAAAGCCTCCTTTTTGTTTGTAACATGCTTAGATGTTTTATTTTCTTTGATGTCATAGCCCCAAGACCCATCCAGTTTTGCACAAAAACTTTGAGATGAAAGTATCCATAAAGCCCAGGCTCTTTTGATTTCACTAAATAAGTCCGGATTATTATAGATTACACTTGCTTTTCTGAATAGATCACGGCTATGAAGTGTTATTTGTATTTCTTTTTCAAGAGAAACAAAGTCATTTTTAACTACCGAATAGAAATTGACAAGTTCCCTATTGGTATCATTCAAAATGTTCACATTAGCATTTTCTTTAGCAAAGAATATTGCAGCTCCACCACAAAATGGTTCGCAATAAAGGTTATGATCCGGAATTAATGGCAAAATATGTTTGACCATGTTTTGTTTTCCACCGTAGTAAGTCACTGGGGTACGCATGTTTAGTTTTTCACTCATGAATTTTAATGTTTAAAGGGTTTTTAAAGGTTTATTTATTACTACTTTTGTAGTCTCTGACAATAAAAATGCGAACAGTCGCAAAATACAAAGAAGCATTTACTTGCTCCTGGGTATGCGGCTGTTCGCATTTTGTCTTGATGGAAGGTCAGAGAGCCATCAAGGACCAGGAGCATTTTAAAACTCCTGGTAATTTTATCACTTTGGAAGAAACAGTTTATACCATTTAAATCTGATAACTCCCCAGGTTAAACATGATAGGCAAATGCCTATAACCAACCATCTAAACCAATTATTTTTAGTAACCTCTTTTTTATTTGTCTTTTGGATAATGTTTTGACGTTCTTTCGAAAGACTATCATTTTTCTGCTTTAAGTCGTTTTTCTTGTCTATCTGAATATTATTTTTCTGTACAGTAGAAATCGAGCCTTTACTATTGGTTTGAGTAAATCTTCTTTTCGTAGTTATAGATTCGCTTTTAACCGGAGGCTTACCTGTTGATGCAAGAACAGGCTTTGATGTATCGTAAATGATTGTCTTAGTCTCAGTTTCAACATTCTCATTTTCTTTCTGATCAGTGGAATTAACTGTTACTTTATCAGATTGATCACTCGCTTTAATAGTCTTTTTTTCGTCCAAATTTTTAGAAGTTCCAACCTCTTTTTTTTCTTCAATTTTTAAATTTGAACTTTCCATTTTTTTCATTGGAGAGCAGCTCCACGTAAGGAGCATTAGCACTAAAAGCGCATAAACCTGCAAATACATAATTTTTGTTTTCATAACCATTCTATTTTATTTTTAGTGATGTAATAATGTGCATGATATGGGCTTTCGCCTGAAAAATTACCAATTGACGGCCATAGAGTTATAAGATTGCCGTTATTCGAAAGCAGCCAACCATCTTTCCATTTTGGTTGTAAGCCTGTGACCGTTTTCCTGCCACATCCACAAGCGCATAAATGGGTAGCTGTGCTATACTTTTCAGAAATATATAACTTTCCATCTTCTAAATCTTGAGGGATACACTCGCAAAATATCGGGTTCAATTCATTAATTTTTGCCATTACGCCGCTTGCTTAATTTTAGAATACTCGATTTTCATAGATACATCGTAAGGCGTGCGATTGTATTTCTTTGCCATGTATCTAAAACCAGTACCGTTATAAATTGTTGCAACACCATCCCAATCGTGCGCCTTTATGCAGGACTGAAGCTTAATGTCCGTCTTGATGAATTGGCAAACCTGCCAAATCTGACTTTCAATTCCTTTTTTAGCATCATCCCACATCGCGCCAGCAGATGTGTAGCCAAGTCGCTTCCAGTGGCCTCCCATGACCTGACCTATACCGATGGATGTTGACTCCATTGCAGAATCTTTGTTGATTGAAAATGCATTGTTAAATGCCTCCCATTCCTTTGTTTGAACATCCACTTTATTAACGGACCATTTACCGGAAGGCGCAAATGGCTGCTTTCTACGGAACCACACAGGCTCAAACTGGATAATGATCTTACCGGTTGCAGGACTGAAACCAAAACCTCCAGTTTCAACATTTAAAAAGGATTGAATGGCCTCCCATTCGTAGTCAAATTCCTTACTGATTTTCTGTACTATTTCCTTCATTTTTGTTTCTTTTAAGACCTATTAAATCCTTTAGTTTCCAAAAAACTTCTGTTGACAAGAGTAAATAAATGACATCGATAGGTTTTGACTTCGGAAACATGATGTGTCCGTTTTTGAATATATTTAGGAGGTACCCCCAAATGGCTATATATGCAACCCATTTAACGCCAGTGATACTCAATGTCTCGTCATTAAAATTACTTCCGCACCAATACAAGAACACGATTGCAAATGCGTACAGTCCCGCTTCTTTAACGGCACTTACAAACTTTTTTATCGAAAATTGCTCCCCTTTTACATTGAGGGCGGCCATCACTCCGACAAAAATGTTTACAGCAAAAGCAATCCCCAAAAAAGCCAGCGCCCCTTGTATAGGCGATATAACAGACAATAAACTTGTAAGTAGCAGCAAGAAAAGCGTCTTACATTTGTCGTAGTGTTCTGTTATCCAGTTTAATAATTCATCATAGTTCATGGTACCCTCCTTTCTTTTTTATTAAAATTTAGTTCAATCCATCCGTTTCTACCGCTGCAATAAGATCAAGGCAATCCTGCAAAACTTCTATCTGGTAACTTTCATATCCTGGATACAGGTTTAAATTAGAGCCGCCGTTAGAATTGTAAGCCCCTGCACATACATAGTTTTCAGGCTGTGCATCTGTCGGGGTATTGACTAAGATACTTAACTGTGCGGTACGCATCTTAGCTGTGATTGCGTCAAGGATTACCGTGCCCTGAAGTTTGATGGTATTTACTTCCACGGATGCCTCGCATCCGCGGGATTTATTTGTTAGTGTTGGTGTCATAATATTTAAGTTGTTAATTCAAGAGTGAAATTTACTGTGTCGGTTGCACTGTTGGCGGGAACAGGAAGACTTTGCCTCTGTAAGCTCCATATTTCATTTTTATCCTCGAATGAATTGGATGCGGCAATCTGTACACCATTCGTGTTATCGGCACTTGTTACTTTCAAAGTAAAAGTCTGTGGGTACTCCTGATCTGCAGTTCTTGGTAACGGTTTTATGCCTAATATCTCAAATTCAACAGCAGTGCCCGTGGAGTCATACCACACTTTTATACTTGTCATATTAAATCCGCTAAAAGAGCCAAGAGCATTAGCGGCCAGATTGATATAAACATTTGCGCTGTTTACTTGTACCCACGTTGGTGTTGCAGGTGGTGTAGGCGGAGTCCAGCCATTCGGTACCGTGATAGCGCAATCAAATTGACCACTCGGCATTGATAAATAACCCTGAGGGGTTACTCCTACAACACAAACCCTGACATTTCTTGCGGATGTGTAATGATATTCAAACGGCAGTGATAGCGATAAAGAAGCAGAGCTTTGATCTTTTAATGTCAACCCGGGATAGCTTGCAATAGGGGTGTAACTAGCAATATTACCCTGAGCATCCAATAAATAGACAAAAAGGGAGACCCAACGTAAACCACTATTTACGCCAAAATCAAACAAATTGTAAGTACAGTTAAGAGTAACCGTATTGTCAATGATGTTTACTAATTTTGTAGTATCGTTTGAAGTCAGACAAGGTTGAGATGCATTTTTATTGTAAAGTGCCCAATCGGACAGGTCATAATAGTGTGTTATGTCATGCCACGGATCATCTTCTATGTCGTAAAAACTGACCCAATTCAACCTGCCAAACGCGTCTAAACCTGTAAAATATCTTTGTGTTGGAAAAAACCCACCCCATACACTCCAAGTGTCATCAAGAAGCCCAGCTTTTAGCTTGTTCATCGCTTTTGCCCATAATGCGGCAATATCGCTACTCCCAAAGCCTATCCATGTCGCAAAAAGGTCAGTATCAATACTTGATACCTCCAGCCCTCCTGTTACCTCTGTTATGTGATCGGCAGGTGGAAACGACGCGTTAGCCTTTGCTTGCGCAGAGGTACGCAATAAGGGTTTATTATAGAATTTTCCCATGATTTTTTTATATAACTATTGTTTCATAAATAATGGTAAACCCTAATGGGGTTATCAATTTAGAGTTTTTCTCAGCCTTGTAAAAAGCATCAAAATCGTTCTCGGAGAGCTTAAGTAAAAAGGCTTCCACTTTTTCGTTCAGTAATTTTGTTGCAAGGTTATTCACTTTTTCATTCTGAGAAGAAACAAGTGTATTATACTCTGTAAAAGCAGAAGCATCTTCAGGGGGTCTCGCTGAAACTTCAGCTTCCCTTATTTTATTCACTTCTTTTTCCAGGTCTTTGAATCTGGATAGTTTTTTAAGATCAGGATTATGAGCCATTTCGCTGAGTTGGTCAAATAAGGCTTTGTTCTCAGGTGTTCTTGCGGATTCTTCGGCCTCCTGGATAGATCTTACTTTGGCCTCTATCTCAACAAAGTGAGGATTCCTGAATTTTTCGCTCAATAGCTTCATTGAACTGTCAAATTCGCGGGCTAAAGAACCCGTCCGGCTGATGTTTTTTAAAATGACCAACTGCCCCTCTTCGGAGATGACATCAAAATTAGTGATCTGGGTAAGGATTTTGTTTAAACTTACCAATTGATCCTTAATGTAACTTTTTGCTTTTTCCATGATTTTTGTTTTTATTTAATTTAGTTGTTTATTTTAAAAAAACAGATATTCATTAAATTGAGTATCTACCCCAAGTCCATGCAGAAGAAGTTTTTACTAATTCTATAGTATCCCCCTGTGTCGGGATTGTATAGGAGGAAGCGTATGTTGAAGAGGTTTTTGCTATATAATCCGCTGAATATATTGTTACGGTAGCCGAGCCCGATCTTTTTATTTTTAAGGTAAACCCAAAAGGAGCCGTTGGAGGTAAAGTGATTGTAATATTTATACTCCCATCAACACCTATAAAGCTGTCTGTTAATAAAACGGTATATGTAGATACACCACTTAAAACTGTTAAATTATCTACGCCAGAAGAACCTATACCGTATGCGCTTACAAAGCCTGTTGCATAAAAATTAACCGCTGTACCATCTGCTTTTTGAACATATATAGAATTTGAAGTTGCATCATATAATAATTTAGCACTTCCTATCTGCAAAGAATTTGATAACAAATTACCGTTTACAGTTGTAGCACCGTCAACATATAATTTTTCAGATTGAGTTGTTTTGTAACTACTCCCGATGTATAGTCCTTGACTATTCATTATAGTTAATAGACCAGAACCATATTCTATCAATCTTGAGGTGAAATCAGCGGTTGAATTATTATAATTAAAATTAATAAAAGGGGTTGATGCGTTTATTCTAATACT